CCTTGGCGACCTTCTCAGCGTCTAATTCGAACAGCGCCGCTTGCACAGTGGTAGAAGAAATATTACCACCGGGCGTAACAGTAACATTGGATGCCGCGCCACTTAGGTCTAAATCACCAATGGACGAGTCAATAATATCAAAATTTCCATTGAGCTTCTCGCCCCAAGTGTCATCGGAAGCACCAACGTCGGGCTTCGTTAGACCTAGATTGGGAGTAGTCGTGTCCACGTTAGTTCACCGGCATCAAAACTGGTTTCCACTGTTCGGTCGCATACAAATCTCGATTGGCCGAATCGGCCCAAGCCGGTTGGGCCGGAATGGGTATCCATGCTTCCACCGGCACATCGGGAATAGGTATCCAGGGCGGTAGAACATGAACGACGCCCAAATCATATGATTTCGCGCCGTACTTACCTCTACCATATTTTCGCCCATCGACATGCGTAACCATTATCCAAACGACTTTTTCCTGACCTGAACTAACACCGAGCCGCTCGCCATATCTATCTTATGCTGCGCATTCATCCCATTGACCATCCGAACCACCTCGTTGTCCCAAACGGGACCCCGTTCGTCCTCAATGGCATACAAGGATGCAATGTGAAGAATTTTCAGAGTGTACGCGATTGGGTGGTAAAGATTGATCCAGTTATTTTCATCATCGGTCAGGGGAGGTATGCTCTGATAATAGGCTAACTCAACGTCCAGACCAACAGAAGGATCAACATCACCAACAACAATATAATTCCCCAAAATTGTGTAGCGCTTATCCCTTCCAGGATATGGCGGAGCGGGCGCATCGGGAAACTCCGGGTTATAGAAAGCATCGGGGGTTTGATATCTTCCCACTCCACCGGATTCCAAAAAGCGCAGGAGACGAATCTCCTGCCAATCTTTGGGGAGTGGTACTCTGGCTTCAATTAATTGATTAGTGTCAAACTGGATCATGTGCTTGACACGAAGCGCCGTGGATAAATATTCCTCGGCCATACGAATCCAGCCGGTTATAACTGGATCGGGGTATACATCCGAACCAATCGCTAGCCAGTTACGAATCTCTGTGCATTTGTCCGTGAGGTACCCTGGCATTACACCCGTCCCGGCCAAACTCTAAATGCGGCATTATCAGGATCATTCAACCAGCGTTTCCAGTCGTTCTGATCCCAATCTTCTCGCAGAGCTTGTTCCGCGACGGCAATTGGCACCCCCCGAGCTAGTAATTTATTGTTAGATTTCTCTGGGTGCAATTCCCTCATGGCCTTGTTATTCTCAATAGTCTGGGCCATGTCTTGTTCTGTATGGACAACCACCCGGTCCGGATAGTCATCGTCCAGAATCATCGTTCGTTTTGCGGCTCCATCATTTCGATATACGATCTTCCGTTCAGCCATGGTAGCACACCCTTAGGCCGCTGTCAAGATATACTTATATTCAGAAGTCTACCGGCGCTTTTTGCGCTTAGGCAGCTTTCCGCCAGGATCGGCCTTGGAAAACTCTTTACCGACAGACTTCGGAATACCAATCGTAGACTTACCCGACGCAGCTGCGCGCATCGCGCGCCTCTGCTTCTCACTTACTGGAGGCATGATACTCTCCTAAAATACCCCGCCCCGTTAGGGGCGGGGATTTTCACTACTTAGGTAGTGGTACGACCGTGCGGTTGGTCTTCGGAGGTAGTAATCTCCGGGCTTGCAGGCGACTGCGAAGCCTTGACCGCTGCGGGGTTCACCAAGGTCGTGATGACAACACCCTGCTTGATGCCGTTCATCATGACGTGCGCAAGGGGATTACGCATTTCCACGCCCCACTCGGCGAGAATCATCCGAGTCTCTGCGTCACCGGTCTTCGCCAAGGGGTACTGACGGAAGTTGCGGTAGAACGCGACTGCCAAGAAGTCGGCATCGAGGATGAGGCCAACGTCAGATGGCATCCACAGAGACGGCATCACCTTGACCCGACCGAAATCGGTGGCGATGATATCGACCGTTGCAACCACCTCGGTCTTTCCAACCAAAATCTGGCTGGAGTCGCGACCATTGAAGGTGCTAACGGTTCGCTTGATCCCCGGAGGAACTACCCAATTATCGGGGTGGCCGCCGTTGGTATATGCCTTCTGCATCGCGTCACCGATCATCTGTTCGGTGAGAGCGACTTGAGAAGCACCGGCAACTGCTGCGAATGCATCGGTGGCGAGGACGGGCAAGCCCGCCGTAACACCAATAACCGCACCAGCCGCCGCCCCGAGCTTATCCTTGGCCCTGCCGATCCAGTGGCAGATAGCTTCGGTCTTGCGCGGGGTAACATCGGCACCGTCGTCACGGGCTTGCCGGGACGACATGATGGACTCCATGTCCGACTTGAGGACCTTGGAAGCCATCGCCATTTGGTGGCCCAATTCGGAGCCTTTACCGGCTGCATCGGCAGCTTCTTGCGAACCGGTGACGGTTGCGTCGCGCTTCGAGATTTGCGTGACGTTAGTGAGACGAACAGTAGGTGTGGAAGCACCGCGAACGTTGTCGAATCCTTCGTATTGGGCGTTGTTCGGGTCAACCACGGGGAGGTTTTCGGTCTGCCAATCGAAAGTGCGGTTCTTGGCATTCCGGCGGCGAGACATTGACATGATCGGAGTATCGAACGGGTCAATGTTATAGATAGAGTTCGAGAGGTCCTCTCGGTTACCTTTGGCTTGGTAAGTCGAGAAGGAGCCGGATATCATAGCCATGGGTTATCTCCTAGCAATGATCTGGTCAAACACTACGGCAGCATCTTCCATGCTGCCAGTGCGGTTCAGCCTCTTCATTGCCGAGGTAACTCCCTTTTGAGCCGTGCGCGCCTTAGCGCTTCCCGCTCCCGGAGGTATCGGCTTGCCTTGTGGGCGAACGACCGGTTTTGGCCTTGCAGCCATCATACGATCGTATTTAGATGCTTTTAAGAGAACATTAAGCATCCTGCTGTCGTATACTTGCGACACTTCCTCCTCAGAAAATCCAGCAGAGAGCGCAGTCCTGCGCATCGAAGTCAAGTCCTTGGTCTTCTTGTTGGGGTCAGACCAATGCTTGCTATTCATCTGCTCAAATTTCTGATTTTCCTCCTCAGCGAAAGCCTGTAGCTGAGCCGACTGCGACTCGCTCATCTTCTTAGCGGCTTCGCTAAGTTGATTGTTAAGTTGGGTCCGGAAGGCGTTTGCCTTCTCATAGTACCTCTGGAGTTCCCGAGCGTGGGTCGGATCCTTCTTGAATTCCTCATCCCAATTTGGCTCAGGCGGGATGATTTGCTTCATATGTTCTTCCATCTGCTTCGCGACGTTCATAGAATATTCGTAATTCTGAACGGCGTCATTAGCAGCACGGCGAACAATCTTCTTAGCCTCGTCCAGCTGGTTCATTCGCCTGTGGAATGTCTCAGTCCGAACGTAACCCTCGAGGGCCTCCTTGACGGTAACCTCTACAGGTTCCCCATCGACGGTAACTTCAACTTTTTGCTCGAGAACTTCAGGATTGGAGGCTTTTTCTTCTTCGCCTCCCTCTCCATCTTCACCATCTCCGTCTCCGGACTCAGATTCGTCTCCGCTGTCTTCAGCAGATTCATCCTCTTCGTCAGAATCCCCTGTATCGGCTTTATTCCTCTTGGAATCCTTGGAATCGCCATAGATAGCTACCTCCGGATCAGGATCAGGATCATCGTCACCGCCGCCTTTCGACTCGGTGTCGCCATCGAGTTCGCCAACATTCTTAAAAAGGGTATCTGTGGGCGCAGCCTTGCCAGGCTTAACTGCTGATTTGCCAGGATCGGTGGCAATAACTGCGTCGAACGCAGCAGCAGCTTTGTCTAGCCCATCTTCCGGCATAAAACCCCCTTACTTACCAAAACGCTGACGCATTCGCTTATCCGTAACATACTCTTTTAGTTGTTCCTTTATATCACGGATGGCCTTTATACTAGCATGCGCCGTACTAGCTGTCAAGCTACCCACGTCAGCATTCACTAGTATTCCCAGGGATCTGGAATATACATCATCCAACGCATCCACAAACACTGGATTGTCTAAAATAGCTTGTGCTTCCGCAGCCCGCTCGTCGATTTCATAATCAGACAGGCGGGGCTTCGGGTCCAACTGGTCCAGGCGATGCTTCTGGTCCTGGTGGTCCTGCTCCACTCATTCCTCCCATCAATTGCTGCGCATAAGGCGGTAACTGAAGCGGCGGTACTTCGCTTTGAATCGGCGTGTTCTCTGCCTCGAATTCAGCCTCGTTAACGTCCACTTGGAACTGGGCTTCGATTTTGGCCGCATCGAGAATACCCTTCACGATCATCTGGTCGCGACGAAAATCATCGTCGACGCGCAGTTTGCGATCGTTGAAATTCGACTCAGATATTTGTGTAGCCATCGTAACGCGGTTCTTCTCCATGGCTGATTGGGCCAATAGCGTAGCGGCATCCGGCTCCTTCGGGGTTGAAGCGATTTTTTGCACAATCTCTGGAGTAATCTCCCGGTAGTACCTCCCCACGTTTTTGACATTCGCAATAGCTAATATATCCGTAAGAGTATTCCGGAACTCTTCGACACCACATAGCGGGTTCTCCACACCGAATTGGGTCATGATGGCGGTCTGGGTCTGCTTCACGTCCTGCAGAACCATTAACCGGGTCGTATCCGAACCCTTCCCGAGGGTCGGGTTGACCGAAATCCGCATGGTGGGGTCGTAGGTAGAGGGGTTTACCTCCGTCCACTTACCTCGAAGCTGGATAGTGCGCTTCTGATTGGGGTGATTGACTATCTCGCGCAGCAGCCCCTTGAAAAGCTGCTTCATACCGGTTTCAGCGAGGATGCGGGCGCATAGTTCGATGCGTTCCTGCGCTCCTTGAACAATTGCGTCCACTCCGGTCTGGTTCGTGGACTGCAGAGCTTTCGGATCAACCCCCTTCGACGCATCCGAAATACCCGTGCGAGACTGTCGGAGTTGCTCCATAACCTGGAACATTTGGAAGACGGGCTGGCCCACAAAGTTGTGGTTGATTGACATCACCGAATCGGACGGAGAACCCGTGGTGCGAATCGGAGCGCCTATCTCGTCGTTAAGAACGTCGTCTGTATTTGTCGTGGTCTGGTTGAATACCGTCCGAGGCCAAATAGCCTGTGCGAGGGAGTCCAAAGACCCCCGGAGCATATTCGTCTTAATCGTTTGTATATCTTTTACGAGGTCAGCCGGGGTATCCCCTACCAGAGTATGAGGCTCAGGATCAGGACACCAAACAGCAAAATTAGCATGATCCACCACTTCATCACTAATAATATGGTGATTATCTCCGATGGTTTTAATCTGTCGTAGTTCGGCAATCCCGTCTCCATCCTTGTCGATCCGAATATAGTAACAGCCATACCGAATGTCCCAAGCATCCGTAAGATCGCCTTGGTCCAGCCCGCTATTCCGAAATAAGCGGTCCGTGGAGAAATCGTGAATCTTCGCGTCGAGATGCTCGCCCAATTCCTCCAGGGAATACCCCTGCTCGACCAAATGAGACACGTTAATAACTTGGTCGTGGCCGATCAGCGGCGCATTTTCCACGTCTTTGGCCTTCCGAGATATCCGGAACTCCTCCAACGGCACCGACTCGACTTTCGTAAGGGGCTGGGACTTCGTGAAGCGCACCCGAAGGGTCTTAAGGATACCGGGATATTGCGGATCCATCTCCTTATCCAGCACTTGGATGCTCGGATTTTCTTGGATCAGGAACTGTACTTGATCCATGGTCAGATTGGAGAATTCCTGCTCCGTAACATGATCCACTTTGTCTGTGTACCATGTCACGACACCCGTCTTGCACCGTAGGGCGTCCTTGATAATATCGTGGATAATTAGGAACCCGTCGTTATCCTCCCAAAGGATATAATTGAGATAGTCCGTGCACTGCTTGGCCATTTCCTCCTGGCCTTGGCTATTCGGCGCGCAATTCACGATGCGCTCGGATGAGGTGAAAATGCGCATCAAGGATGGTAAGATAGCCATAACGGTATCCCGGAAATCGGTCGACACCGCCGACGACTTTCCTTCCCCCTCCTGCTCGGGGTATTCACCGTAGAAGAAGTGCAAATTTTCGTCTCGATCCGGAGCGAGGACGCTCTCCTCAAAGCTCTTGGCGTCGTCGATCATCGCCCGAACAGTCGCGGCATATACGCTTTCGTCCCCCTCCGCGCTCTCGGTGGGTTCGTCGGCATAGGCACCAACATCGGTACCTCCGAATATCCGCTCCAGTTCTTGCGGATCGGCCAATGTACCCGCAATGCCTTGTCCTGGGGTTACGACGTTCATCTGTACCTCCTAGGAACACCATTACTGGTGCGTCTGAGATTTCGTCTTAGCGCTCCAGCCCCAATTCCCACCACATTGGTGCCGCCGACCATGTGCATAATCATGCCCATCGCGACAGACCCTATTCGCATGGCGTCTGCGGGATGCGAGGCCCAATTGTGGAGCGGTTTCCCCGTCCCCGTCTTGTGGTAGTTGCGGAGCGCCATGATTCCGGCCTCGCAGCGTACCTTGTCGAACCACATTGTTCGGATTGCGGCGCGCGTAGCCAATATCCCGTCCTCAACTTTGTGGTCAGGACAAACAAACACTCCAGGTAGCATGTTGTCCAATACTTCTTTTCGTGCCACCCCGGTTCCAAGTTCACGAGCTTTAATATCGTGAGGAAGTATATGGCAACCATAGGAATAAGGCTTTGATTTAATCTGAGCCACATAATGATCTAGGCCCTTGCCCGTATTCTGGTATAGATCGATCACATGAATTTCCCTGCCGCAACGCTGATAGAACCATATGACAGTTTCATCATCGATACCCAAATCCCAGGCCGTAAATACGAGCGCGTTCGGATCGTACGGGACCCCAGTAATCTGCCCCGCCATCTGGATATCGTTCATTACTTCGCCGTAATAGCTGCCTTCGATCGGCGCGTCGAAGCTGCACATCATTTCGCGGGCGAACTCGTCCGCCGTCATATCCTTCCGCATTTCCGCTACTTCGAGCGGATCCAGCGCGTCGGTCTGATCGACGGGTATGCTGAATATCTCCCAACCGCTATTTTCCTGCTCGGCGCGCTTTTTCAAATCGTGGAAATGGTCGTCGCCGTTGGACGTTCCCGAAATTACGGCCCATCCTTGATAATCTGCCAAACAAGGACGAATAACACTCCCCAACATAGTAGGATTAAGAAGAGGATACTCATCAGCGACCACTCCATCGAAGTACAAGCCCCTCATCCTTTCATAAGCTGCACTTCCGCCGTATAGGTTTATCATAGCCCCATTGGGTAGTATAATTTGTAAGTCCCCTTCTGTAACTTTCACCTTTGGTAGGACCGAAGTGTAGTGTTTGAAATACCCCCAAACTAGGTCCTTGGCCTGCGCAAAGGTAGGACCAATGTACCCATAACGGGGTGGTGGAAACGTGCGCTGATTCTCTAGGGCCTTTCGGATTATCTGATTGCATAGCGCGACCGTCTTTCCGGCTCGCCGATGCGCCACGGCGAATATCCACCTTTTATCTGAGTTGTGCAGCGCTTTAAAGTGCTCCCTTGGCACATACGGGATAGTTATCCTCGGAACTTCCTCTTCTCGGGAAGCGGTTTGTATCATGGTTTTGGTGTGGTCACCAATTTCACCGCCCACATTGCTGCTTCTTCGTAGGCAGTCTGGGCCAGCGCAGCTAAGCGCGGGTCCATATGCTTGTGTTCCTCACACAGATCGATCAGATCGGCGGAATATCTTTTAATTTTGTCTACCATATTATCCTGGGATGGGTTGAAACTCTCGCGAACACGCACCGCTCCGATGCTTCCCCACCTGTCCGAACCCTCAGGCTGCGCTTGACTCATCGATTACTTCTCCTTCAATCTCTTTAGGTTCATTCCCAAAGGATGTTCCATCCGCCCAT